ACTTATCGTAATACATATCAAACAACTTAACTCTTGATCCTCTAGTTAAATCCTGGTGCTCTTTACCATCAACTGTATAGGTAATAATAGATGCATCAGTAGGAGCATCTTTAGTCATCACATCTGCAGGTGTACCATTCTCTATAAGAATTTCACACCCGTAAGTTTCTTTTGACGTTTCTTTTTCTGTCTTAGTCCAGAAAGTTTCTCTCTTTTCTTTCTCTGTTACAGTACTCATGAACGACCTCCCCAAGTTATCTGTGGGTATGCTGCAGACACCACATCCTTAGTGATTTTATATTTGTCTGTTAATTTTTTATCTTTTGTTAAGATAAGTATTTCCGCTTCTAGTGGATGTAATCCTTCAAGAATATTGATGAACATTGTTTCTCTACGGAGACTTGAAAGACCATTGTTACCACCCTTCAAAAAATTATAAAACTTAGTGTATTCTTTACGAATAGATGCCTTACCTTGATCTTGTGAACCTAATGATGTCGAACCACTCTCTGCCATCATACCAACTGCATCATTAATCTTGTCTGATAAAGTACCAGTAACACTATTATCTTCTCTAGTGTTACCGTAAGGCACATCTCCCTCTGGTAAAAGAGAGATAACACTTTCATCAAAATTCCATATAAGCACAGCCATTATGGAATTATGTGCATATTTTTGAAGAACTTCAATCTTTTTTGCCTTTGTTCTTTGCTTTGATGCTGCTCCCAATACCTCAAATACGAATGGATTTACAGGTAAATTTGGTATTGGTGTCGCTTTTGCTTTAACTGTTTTAGTCGTCTTCTTCGTCGTTGTTGTCATAATTTTCAAATCGGAATGCTACAATTTCATCAGGAACTATATTACCATTTCTATCATACATCTCTGGGTGAATTTTTTCAACCTCTTGATAATTCATCATATAATCTCTTGCTACCCATCCTCCTATTACTCCTACTACCAGAAACAATATAAACAGAAATGATGCGAATACAATACTTACTGCTAACATAATTCTCCTGAGATAAGTTTTTATTTTACATCCAAGTAAAAGTCTAAATGAATGTTTATTTTCTTATGAAAGAAAGATATCATTTTGTCAAAGTAAAGACGAAATGATTTAGGTTTTCTTTTTTTACCTCCTGTAAGAATAAGCTCAAAACCACGATCAATATGGTCAGTTGATTTATTTATACCTTCATTTTGCGATTTGGTTTTCTCGCAAGAATTCAATTGTGTCAACACAACCTCCTAGTTTTTTTCCATCAACAACCACCTGTGGAAAGGTAGTACCTAAACCAAATTCATCTTGAAAAGATTTTCGGTCAAAGTGCTCTCCTAAATTATACACCACATAACTAAGATTTGTCAACTCTAGCACCTGTTTAATTTTGTCGCAATATGGGCAACCTTCCTTTGAGTAAACAGCAAAGTTCATATGTCTTGTTAAATAATGATTTATAAATTTAATATTTTCTTATTATATCAGATTATTATGAACCTGGCATATATCCTATATTTCTTGCCTCTGCAGTCGTCACAATACCTAAATTATACGCTTGTTCAACTTGAGCAGTAACACCAACACCAATTGTAATTCCATTTTCATTACAATATTCCATGTTTAGTTTGATAATTTCTTGTTGATTAACACGTATTTGTGTTGCGATAGCATTATCAATCCAAGTTTGTATACCAACCATTCCATAATCAAGACATCTCTCATCATGATCTGAAGTTGTTACTTTATACTCTGCCATTTTATTAAAATTATTTGTTTATATTTATTAAGGTATTATTGTTGCCACATTGTGAAACAATAGTGACTCCAATCAGTTCCATCAGCTGCTGTAAGTCCAGAAGTGCTTCCCCATGCAATCTCTAAATATTGATTTGCAGTCACTTGAAATGATTGTTGAAAAGTAAACTGATCCCATTCGGATGATTTTCTCACAAGATGTCTACCTATAAAACTTCCATTAATTTTAGGACCCATCCACCAGTAACCAGTATCAGTATTACCCTTTACATCTTGAGAAACAGTAAGTAAACAATAACAATTAGCTGTGAATGTCCATCTTGATGCACCACCAGTGCCACCAGTTTCAGTATGACTAAGTAAAGACGTATTTGTACTATACCTTGCAACTGCTCTTATCGCACCAGTATATCCATTAGATATATTACTATTATCATAAAGTCTATAATCAGCAGATTCAATATAATTGTATCCACGTATCTTCAGTCTACTATTTAAGTTTTTTTCTAAAGCCATATTGATTAACCAGTAAAAATATTTATGGGTTTGAGTTCCAAACTATGGTACCATCTTTATCCTGAATTTCTACACTACCATATCCAACACCTTGTCCCCAATAGAATGTTCCATGAAGTTTAGACCAAATCGTTGTCGCTCCACCATGACCAGCAGTTGTCCAACCAAGTTTGAATAAAGATCTTGTAGATGCTGCTCCATCTGGTGCAGTATCCTCTGAGTAGGTAAGACTACCAGCACCTGGATTTAGTCCTACTTGACCATGACCAAGTGTTTCAATATTATAACTGGTAGTACCATTTCTCCACATATCACCACTATTATTGGCACCATTCTCTCTTGAATATACTATTGTAATTTTAGTGACTTCAGAACCATAACTAGAACCACCACCACCATAAACTATGAGCACACCATCAAAACACCAAGATATCATATTATTTGACTCAAACTGCCAGTGTGTTCCAGTGTAACCAACAGCGTATTGTACCTGTTGCATGATATGTGCAAATCCACCATACTGACTACCAAATCTTATATCACCAGTTGATCCTAAATGGAGTAGTGATTTTGGATCTGTTACTCCAAGTCCCATTTTACCATCTGCTGCGATGCGGGCTCTTTCTTGTAGACTTCCAGATTGTCCAGCATAAAGATGCATTATTCCAGTTCCACCGTTTGTTCCACCATTAAATTTAATCGCACTTCCTGGATATGAAGCACCACCTTGAATTGTTAAATTACCACCAGAATTATTTGTATAAATTTTTGCACCAACGGTAGGAATTGATATATCACCATCACCTTCGATGGCAAATTTTGATCCAGTAACACCAGAACCTAAAGTGCTAGTCGCAAAATGAAATGATCCAGTAGACTCGTTATAACCTTGACCTATACTCCACTGCAATGTACCAGCACGAGATAATTCAATAAAGGATGGTCTTGAAGCACTATTTGTTGGAGAATTAATTAAGATTTGAGCACTATTACTTGTATGAGTTTGATGAAATTCTGCTATATATCCAGATGCTTTATTTGCAGTATGTATTAATTGTCCATCATTTGTGATTTGAAACAACCTATTTGCAAACTCTGCTGATTGTGTTCGATATGAAGGAGATGCTTTTCTGCCAATAATAAATTTATCTGAACCTGCATAAGGTCTTCCTGAAAACCATTCTATATTTGTTGGTTCATCGTGCATTACAACACCAAGTCCTCTATATGCAGATCCAGCATTATAATCAGAAGTAGCGATTAAATCAACATAAGCGTGAAGATTGGCATTACCAACACCTTTTATTTGTAAATATGGAGGAGTTGTTGTACCAGTGCCTCGACCCTCAATTTTTAATTGAGATCCAGCACCATCAAAAGTATTTGTATTAATACCAACTCTTGCATATGAACGATTAATATGTACTTTTACAGTATTATTTGCAACAAGTCCCAAATCATCTGATGACACAGTTCCAAATTCCATAAGTTGAGCACTATTATCAATATGCCACTTAGATTCTAATCCACCGCTTGATGCTGTCTGTGCGTATATAACTGCACTATCTTGTATGTTTAACTTATATCCATATTGGTTAGTTGGATTGTTTCCAAGATTTAAATCACCATTTGCATCGATGCGAAGTCTTTCTGTTGAATTGTTATTATCATAAACTCTTAATGCTTCGCTACCAGAACTTCCAATCGTTGTAATATTAAATCTTTGCGTTCCAGCGGTCATAAATCCGAAACCAGCGTTACCACCAGCATTAGCGGTTGATGCTATAATTCCACCCATTCCATGACCAGTTCCTGGTTCTTTTCCTGTTATTCTTCCACTTGAGTCGATGCGAAGTTTTTCAGTTGGAGAACCACCAACTGCTTCAGTCCAAAATCCAATATTACTATCAGTATTGCCAGCAGATTTGGCAATAAAATTCATATATCTTGGATATGGATTTCCTGTATTATAAACATCAAGAATGATACCATCAGCATCATCCGCAGTATAACTTGGAGCACTTCCAGTGCTTCTCCTCTTTATACGCAATACATTAGCAAATGATCCTAATCCTCTTGTAGCAAAATTTAAAAATCCAGTTTCTTGACCATTTGTAGGATCATCTATGACCGTTTCTATTCTTGAATATACCGTCTCGTTACCTGCAGCATCATCACCAACCATACTTATTCTGGAGACTACATCATTTGCTGCTGGACTTGCTGAATTGTGGAAGAGTTTGAGAGTTGGTCCTGTTGCATTAGCATCGATGCTTGTTATTGTTATATCTCCATTACCTGCAATACGAAATCTCTCGCCATATCCAGCAAAAAAAGAGAAGTAATCACCATTATGAACGTAAGATAATCTTCCAACTAAATTACTGTCAGGATCACCAAAGAATAATCTACAATCACCAGTTGTAGAAGTTGAAGTTAAGTATACGGATGGAGACGCATTCTGCCTTACATAAACCACACCATTTGCATCTAAATTACCAGAGAATGTTGTAACACCAGCGATGCTTACATTGTCTAAATTTGTATGTCCATCTATGTCTAGGTCAGTTGCAGTTAAAATTCCAGTTACAATAGCTCCTGTACTAGTAGTTTCAATGCGTTTTGTGTTGCTATGGTATGCTTGAACAGCTCCTTCATATCTTACGATTAATCCATTTTCTCCAGATTTGGGTGATAATCTAATTGAACCATTTGTGGAAGAATTATTAATGTATATGCTACCTGTTGCATTATTCAAATATGTGTGTGTTCCATTATGAAACATCTGGAAATCAGTACTGTTAGAATCATTACCAAGTCGAATTACACCATCATCAAACAAGAATAAATCTTTTCCACCAGAAATAGTAACCCTATCTGCAAAAGTAGAAACTCCAGCAACACTTAAATTATCTAAGTTTGTATGACCGTCTACATCTAAATCATAATTAACATCTAGACCAGTGTTGTTTACTGTAGCTCTAACTCCATTACCTGTTCTGAAATTTATTTGATCACCAGAGTTAGCAAAATCCATGGCTGTATCTGTATCACCATTATGAAATATAGAATAACTAATTCCTAAACCAGAAGCCTTAATATTAATTCCATCATTTTCTAACGGTGCAGAACCATTAACTCTCAATCCAGCTGTAGTTGTTTCTAATCTTGTTGTACCTTGATGTTGTAAGATTACAGATCCACTAGTTCCAAGAGTTGAAACACCAACGACAGATAAACCAGCACCAACATGAATATCTTTTTGTGCTGTTATAATACCAACTGAGTCGATACTTGTTACATCTTCATAAGTCAGAACACCACCGACTGACAAGTTACCACTTATATCTCCATTTCCATTAACATCTAATCCTATGGCGGTTACGATGCCTGTAGAGTTTATATTATGGGTATCGTAATTCTCATTGGGTTTTATGACACCCTTTGTAATTCGGGTAAGTGCCATATTATGTTATCTCCATTATTGTTAGAGTTGCATCAATACTATTGTTCGTATCACTGTTAACAGTCAAAGTATCTGCAGTTTCTAAAACAACTTTATTACCTCCCATAAATTCTAATGATGATCCTTGGGGAATTGGAACATTCTTTAATACCTTTACATCATCTGCTGAAGGACGAGTAATACCTACACCAACAATACATCCAGATCCTGATGTATTTGCCAGCGTAATTCCTATGACAACAGTTGTTGTTGCACTGGGAACCACATAAACATTCTGAGTTGTGATACCTACATTCGCTTTTGTTTTTAATTTAAAGGTATTTGCCATGTTTTATCCTAGTGCTATTGCGAGTGCGACTGCATCATTTTGTGCTGTTGTAAGAACACTTGTTCCACCTACTTGTACATCCGTCTCACTATTTATTGCACCAGTAACATTAGTTGTTCCTTGAACATATAATGCATAACTTCCTTGAGGTGTTGTAGTATTGATGCCAACAGAGTTTGCAATGCCAACCTGACCAGTCGTATCATTAACATTTACTAACGAATTAAATTGTGATGCTTCTCTGTTTTTTGCCATTAATCTTTTTGATTATTTATGTTGCGATACCAACTATGCCTTCAGCATATGCTGCTTCAATAACTGCTGTAGACCCAACAGCTGTGATTGCCTCTCCTTTATTAATTTTATATTGAGTATAGATATTAACTATTTCATCTGATGCAATTCTTGCACGATTTTTAACTGCATTGTGAATCCATTCTTTCTGATCAACCATTACATACTGAAGTGCCTTATATTCACCTGTTGTAATGCCGACTGTGTAACTTGTATGTATCATTATTTTAGAGACTTTTGACTATTTATCCTAGAAGATAACCACTGAAACATTGCCAATGATTACCGTGCCAATCAATGTTGTTAGGAGAATACATTTGAACATAATCACTTGCACTCAAATATAGTACTTGGCTATATGAAACAGTCTCCCAGTTGCTACCTAAATTTGGACTGGTGAAATGATAATCGCCACCATATATTCTAGCACCATTTACATACACTTGAACATAAGCATTTGTTACACTGCCTCTATAAATTGAATAGAAATTAATTTGATATGATCCAGCAATAGGAGCTGTAAATCTTCCATTACCTGTATTATAATGATTACCTATATTGTGTCTTGTTGTATTAAAGACCATATAATTATTATTCACATTCCAAACAGATCCATTATAGTAAGCAGCGAATGATGGTTGGCTTTGTGTTCTTACTTGACCATCTGTGTTAAGTATAATACTTCTAGCGTTATTATTACCAGCGGTCAAGTACAAATCATGATTAGATATGGTACTGAGATACCCTTGTTGATGACCAGTATGAACCCACATCGCCATTTTTACATCATTTGCATCTTGGAATAATTCTAACTTTGCGTGTTGTGATCCATATAAGTTAAATCTTGCATTCCAACTACCATCATTAGAAGAACTACCTAAGATATTACCAACACCCATATATGAAGTAGATCCTGGTGCCTCAAATTCTGCTATGTCTCTTTGACCAGCTCCTCCATATATTGTCATTCTATCATCATTATGATAATAGTATAGTCCACCTCGATATCCATCATTTGAATTCGCAAATATAAGTTGACTATAACCTGTAGCATTTCCACAAGTCAAAGCGAGATTAGCATCAGTTGTACCTCCCTGTGGTCCAATGTCTAATGTCCTAGTAGGGGATGTACTATTGATACCTACCCTACCACTAGACGTAATGGTGAGTCTTTTACCTGCATTTTGCATTAAATGGAATTTTCGATCATACCTAGTTCCAATTACAAAGTCATCAGTTCCATAGTGCCATATGTTTGCCTCACCATTCTGAGTCATAAATCTTAAATCATAATCACCCTCATTAGAATTTTTTAATCTAAGATAAGCACCACCAGTGTCAGTAAGTGAAATACCATAGTTAGTTTGTGAATAATCACCACCGATATTTACCTTTCCACCCGATGTGATGCGAAATTTTTCATTCATATCACCAGTTTCTATAGCCAAAGATCCATCACTTGAATGACTACCACCATATGCTCTTATTCTTGCCTGAGAATATTTTGACCCGCCAGTTTTACCACTGAATGTTATAGAACCAGCGTAACCCCCATTAACATAATTGTAAATATCAATATTAGGATTTAGATATGCAGATGCTGTCTTTTGAACTAGTAAATCACCAGTAATTTGTGTTGCATAAGAAGTCTGTGTATAATCACCACCGATATTTACTTGACCACTATTCGTGATGCGAAGTCTTTCATTATTAGCAGTTGCAAAAACTATATTAGCTGATGATCCACCAGCGAAACCAAAATCACCAGTACTACCACCTGTATACATGTGATTTGCAGTTCCTACATAACCTCTTGCAGTTCCATTATATGAGAATGTTTGATAAACCCCTGAAGCGTGATTCAATCTTAAAGCATCAATATTAGTGATTGTTGTTATACCAACGATGCTTACATTGTCTAAGTTTGTATGACCATCAACAGTTAAATCTTGAGGTATCGAAACTCCAACAGAACTTGTCTCTAGACGCTTAAGATCATTATGGTATAATTCTACGGCTCCATTTCTAATAAATCTAGCTGATGTCTCAACATTACTTCCGTTAGTATCTACACTACCAATTTCAACTGCATTGTTTGAGTGAATATAAAGATTATTTGCTGTATTTACAATATAAGAGTTTGCACCACCAAGATGATAAATTTGCAAATCTCCATTACTATCTCCAAAAAGTAATTTTTTACTATCAATTATTCTGATATTATCAGAGGCAGTAGTGACACCAGCGATACTTACATTGTCTAAATTTGTATGACCATCTACATCTAAATCGTTGGTAATAGATACAGTTCCACTTGAATTAATATTAAGTCTCTGTGAACCAGCAGTCACAAATCTAATCGTATCATTCGCAGGAAATCTTATCTTTGTATTTTCATCACCATAATGATAGATACTATCTGTGATACCAAGACCCACTTGATCCATAGTAAGGACAAATGAGTTATTAGCATAAAAAGTTTGATATTGTGAAGAGAAATAAGCTGCATGTCGTAATCCATTTGTATTATCAGTTACTTTGATACCAAAACTTGTAAATGCACCCGTAATATCAGTATTAGGTTTTAGTTGAACTACTTCATCAGTCGTTTGAGCTTCATTTGGAGCTGTCCATAGCATTCTCCAATGTTGAGTTTGATTATTGCTATTGTTCCAGTTTCCAGTATGATTTTGTCTTAAAACAAATTCAGGTCTCTTCAATGAATTAGCAAAAAATAAAGCTGTAGTAATACCTGTTGTGGGATCTCCTTTAGTATGTCGCACCTCAAGTGGCACTACGTTTGTAGTATTTGTTCCTGTTTGTGTTATAAAGACTCGATCAGAATGAGTTGTTACACCAGCGATGCTTACATTATCTAAATTTGTATGACCATCTACATCTAACTCAACAAAATCTCCATCTCCTTTAAATGTTGCTGCTGTTACTATTCCAACAACTGATACACCAGCACCAACGTGAATATCTTTCTGTGCTGTTATAATGCCAACTGAATCTACATTCGTTACATCCTCATATGTTAATACTCCACCAACAGATAAGTTACCTGTAAATGTTGCAGATGTTCCTACTACGTTTCCTGAAAATCCACCACTGAAGGTGGTTGCAGTTATAATACCAGATGAATTTATGTTTCTTGATGTAATATCACCAGTTGTGATATGATCACTTGAAGTTAATGCAACATTACCAGTGCGTCCGTAAAAACCACTTACATCATTCGTGCTTGCACCCGCAAATCCTATATGTCGAACTTGAATACCATCTCCAAGAGCAGGTGCTGCAGTGAATTGTACAATTGAATCTATTAATGTATATGATCTTGCTGTATTTTTATCACTTGGATGTTGAACAACACCATTGATAGATACGA